TGGGGTTCAAAGTTCGAGCGCATCGACTGATGCTGTCAATGGCCTTATGGCCATTTTCGGCATCACCGATTTCACCGCAGATGTTATTGGACGACAGTCTTAATAACATCTAAAACAGCCAATGGTTATCGGGTTCTGGAAAGTCGGCCCTTCAAGGCCTACTTTGGTGAGTAATCACCTCTAACTGCTCCAATTAAAAGGACCAGTAAAATGGAACCAAATAACCGACATGCAGCCCTGAAGCCTCTTCTTCAAGTCGTGAAAGACGTGAAGGCAAGGCGGATGGGCTGTATCCATGGCTCATTCATCAATATAGATTTGTGGGTTCAAAAACTCTCAAATCTAGTCATCACGAGGGGTTACAAGTATTTACTTGTTGACCTTCCTGATGTTGGAGCATTGTATGATTCTGGACTCTCGTCCGGCATCATTGACATTGCTTCAATTCCTAAAGACTTTGGATCTGGAACCAAATCATGGTTCTACGATCTATTTCTTTCGGAAACTTTTGATGAATATGGTAAGATACGAGAGGAACTTGATCATGAAACTGTCTTTCTTTCAAGACAGATCTTGTACATGTACAAGAAAATCAGGATCGACTGTCCGGAAGCAGCCCTTAAAAAGGCTGTGGACAAGTTCATCGAAATTGAAGTGGAACTCCGTGAGCCTGATGGCTCTTGGCACTCTGACCATTGGATTCATCACAGGATGTACTTTCACGAGTCTGACCAGCTTACAAGCTGTCATCCTCGAGGAGACAAACTATGGCGAATTGTTGACCGTATATTCGGGTCAATTATACCAATGCGAGAAGTGGATCCACTTAGTCTTACCACTCGTCATGGACCCGGCGCTGTAGCAGATCAGAAGACTGGTATGGATAAATTTATCTTTCCCAGCTGGCCCACGAAATTGGACCAAATATTCCCTATGGATTGGTACTCTGTACCTAACATAGGATTATTCTCTGATCTGTCTGACGAATTAGTACTAAGTCCTAAGGAACCTCCGGCACGGCTTATCGCCGTACCCAAGAGCTACAAAGGACCCAGGCTAATCGCCTCAGAACCAGTGTCCCATCAATTCCTACAGCAGGGATTGATGCAGTGGATTCGTAACAATCTTACGGCTCCGCTGCGCA